CCAGAATCAACCGACTCTTTCGAGAAACGGTGAACTCCCGGGCGTGCCTACTATATCAGTAGGCACATACCCACCTCTGCTTGATGTTGACGGCAGAGGGACGTCCAGAGCGCTCTAGATGTTTGTCATCAGAGACGAGAGGGTTAAGGATGTCGGTCCAGTGTGGATCAGCATTCCGACTCTCGAGTCTTAACAAACACTTTAGCAAGGCACCATATCCATCGAGGTTATCTCGAGGGGGTTTGGACGACTCACAGTAAGCCTTTACCAAAGGCCGCTGTAAGTTAGGACACTCCCTTTCGGCTTGGTAGCCTAATACGGAATGCCTGCCTATTGCCTGAGATGTCTCAGCCACTACAGGCCAAAGCTTAACAAGCTTTGACATGTAATGGTCGAGAAAATCGGCACTGTGCCAGAGACCAGCGAAATACAACTGGTTTCTTAAAGCAGCAGTACCAATAATCTCAGGAGCGTCTGTCAGTTGGGTTGGGAAATTACAACGGACTTTTACGACTGATACGTCGTGACCGTCATAATATTCCTTACCGCAAGACTCTCTGAACCTTCCAGTCCAGAAACTCTTGCCTCCATTTACCTTGAAGCCATATGCCTCAAGTTCATGGACAACTGAGTGCACAAAATCTACAGGGACAATGATGTCATCCCCGTAGACACGCACGGACCCGACAAGCCGATGAAGGTCTTGCCGGGTAAGTGGCCTATTGAGCTCCCGCTGAATCCCAAGGAATATGACGACCAAGAAGGTCATCGCTTCCATAGGGAAACAGAGAGCTGAACCCATAGACGCAAACTTGGAGAGGGGTATGACCCCATATCCAGGCACATCTGCCGTCAAAGCCCTGCAAGATTGCACCGCCCCGAAGAGGGTCGGTGTAAACCATAACAGGTCTTCTACATGCAGATTGGAGACACGATCCGATGCTTCGCTAAGATCTAGCGTCGCGAGAGACCCATCTTTAGAACCTTGCAGCGCAAGGTCCTGATTAGGGGTCTGATCGGAGAATCCAATGAAATGGGAGAGTAGGTAATTCTCTTCTATTCCATTCACGAATAATGGCAACAGAGCCTGTTGCGTGTATTGTCTACACGTAGACTCTATCGCAATGATTCGTGGTGTCTTCAGCGTTTTAGGAACCGTAATTACCTTAGATGGCAATTCGGATCCAGGTTCAAGCAAGTCTATCGGTTCGGCGTCAAGAAAATGACGCCAGCTAGAGAACAGATACTCCCCATGTGGGAAGTAGTCCTCTAATCGCTCCGTCCACTGCTGCTGTGCAAACTTTCGGTTGCCCTTAAGTTTGTCAGCAGTAGCACCGGGACCGTGCTTAGGGATCATCTCACCATTATAGACCATACGGTCTATAGAAGTGAAAAGAGATCCGTAAAGCAGCACAGACATATCACGAAAAGCGTCTCGCTGTGAGTCGCTACGTGTTGCGTCTGATGCACGGACTTGCTGTTCACACTCGATATATCCTTTAAGAGCTTTACCTACCCTTGCATCGCTACAAGGGAGGTTCACTTTGCTAAACAAGTTACAAACTTGTCGAACAGCGTGAATGCACTCTATAGAAGGATTATCGAGCATAGTACCACTCTTTACGTCAAACACATTGCTAGTGAAACCTGAAAACATTTTCGGGAGACACCCAGTCTTTGCATATCCTGCAAAGTCTGTAGAGCAAACCCTTCCTTGGTCAAGACAACTCTCGAAGTCTTTTCCAAATTGGGGTAGGGTTATCGTCAGAAACGATAGCCCCTCATGTTCGACGCGATCCTTGATCTTTTCGAGATCAAGGTTGGTGCTAGTGCAACACCACATACTCAAATCAATGAGTATGTACCGCAGAAGTAACAAATGGCTTTTCACTAATTCCTCCGTAATTCAGGGGGTGATTAGGTCCACGTCATAGCTAATTCTGCCCAAAGGGGTGCTAATGATCACTACCAAGCCAGATGATGATCTGGTTTGGGAGTCTTTGATGACCGTCACGTCTCCACTGAAGGAGACGTGAAGTGAGTTGATTGGCAGTAAGTTGGTGAGTAACCAACCTACTGTTATCAGCTCTGGCCACCGAGGACATCAGTGATGTTATCACCCGTCCCCATCCACGACCCAAGGGCCGCGGCGAGGTCAGCCAGATCCGTAACTGAGAATCCGGTCTTAGGAGCGTCGAAGACAATGTAGCAAGCTGCATTGACTGGGACGCTAAGACCAGAAACCAGATGATCTGATACGAC